AAAATTATTACTCTTACGGTGGGGGTACTACTTATTACTTAAAACTAAATAGTACCGGTACTTCTTTAAATGCAAGAGGTGATGTTATCGCTTTTGCTTCTTCTGATATTAGAATGAAAGAAGATATTAGACCATTAGAAAACTCTTTAGATAAATTAGATAAAATAAAAGGAGTTAAATTTAAGTGGAATAATATTCATAAAGACTTTAAAGGTAAAGAAGATATAGGAGTAATCGCTCAAGATGTTGAAAAAGTATTACCTGAAATAGTAACTACTAGAGATACTGGATATAAAGCAGTTGATTATCAAAAATTATCAGTACTATTAATCGAATCAGTTAAGGAATTGAAAAAAGAAGTTGAAGAGTTAAAAAAGAAAATAAACCAACTGTTTCCTTAAAATCTACATTAGGTAAAGAACCAGACCCTATGCTTTATCCTTGTATACAAACAATGTTAAGTGGTACAGAATATGGTAACAGACATGCATTAGCACTAAGAATAGCAGCCTGGCTGAGATGGAGGTATCCACAACATGTAGTAGAACTTATAATGGAAGATTGGCGTAAAAGAGTAACTACGTTAGACCATCCATTTAAAGAAGATGAAATGCAGAGAATAGTTAATGATTGTTACACTGGTCACGGTGGTAATGGTTATAGATATGGCTGTATGGATAAAATAATGGATAAATATTGCAATTCTACTTGCACATTATTTAAAGCAAAGAAATCTCAAGGATTAATGAGTGCAGCAGATATGGAAAATAATCTTATTAGTTGGTTAAAAGGTGATGTTGAGCCAATTAACTTAGGTAAACTTTATGGTAAGAATTTTCCTATTTATCCTGGTGAATTAGTTGTTATACAAGCACCACCTAAATCTATGAAAACTATGCTGATACAGAATTGGGTTAATGCTCTAAAAAGACCTACTTATTTCTTAGAAATGGAAATGTCACCAAGACAAATATGGTCTAGATTTATTCAAATAGAGCAAAGATGGGATGAAGATGAGTTAAAAGCACATTATCAAAATGGTAGTCAAAGTTTAAGTAAAAAGTTTGAATGGCTTAACGTAGATTATCAACCTTGTTTTGCTATAGAACTTGAAAAAAGAATAAATATGTTACCTGTTAAACCTGAGATTGTTGTTATAGACCATATGGGTTTAATGCTTTCTAAACATAGAGATTTAAATCTTAAGATGGAAGAAATAGCAGGTGCTTTAACTGATGTTGCAATTAAGAATAATGTAGTAGTATTTGCTGTTTGTGAAATAACTAAACAAGCAATGACTGAAGGTATGAATATATCTTCTGTTCGTGGTTCATTTAGAATTGCTTATAATGCAAGTAAAATATTATCATTAACTACTAAGAAAGATTCAGAAGGTTTAGTATGTCAAATGATGATTAAAACAACAGCAAACAGAGAAAAAGGTTCTTTAGATACTATTGTTAATGTAAATAATTTAAATATTATTCCAGAAGACAATCCAATGGACCCTCAATTACAAAAACTATTATTAAATAGCAATGGGTAGAGTAACAGAGTTTGTGCATTTTATGAATAGAAAAGATATAGGTCTAGGACAAAATCCTCCTGAACGGGATTATGTCTATTGGACACCTTGGACTAAACATAAAAGATGGCGTTACGAATATCAAAAAATGCTAAGAGAACAAAAGAAAATAAAAGCAAAGGAGAAAAAATGAAATATGACAATCCATATTTACCAATAAGAAAAGTACCTTTAGATTTTCAAGGTATTAAATCATCAGCGTATTCTGTTCAAATACAGGATAAACAAAACTGGAATGAAGTAGGTGTAGTTAGCAGTAAGTATTTACTTATACCTAACGATGAAGTAAAAGAGTTAGCAGATGATATAGTTCAAGAATCTACATTAGATTGGTCACCACTTAAAACATTCTTTGATGGAAGAAGATATTTTTATGGCTTACAATGTAATTCTATTCAAAAAGAAGTTCAAAAAGATGACCCAGTTGGTATAGGTATAGGCTTTTGGAATAGTTATGATGGTAGCACAGCATTATCATTTAAATTATTTATCATAAGACTTGCATGTACTAATGGTATGTTAACTAGAGATTATTTTCAAAACTTTAGATTTAAACATGATAAATCATCTGAAGGTTATGAAAAGCAATTTGAACAGGCTGTTTCTATAATAAACAATTGTGGTGAAAAAGCAGATGATGTTATAGAAGGAATGACACGATTAACTAAAGCACCATTAATAAATACTTGCGATTTAAAGGATATTAGACTTAGATTACCAAACATCCCTACAGGGAATTGGGGTAAGATGGTCGATAGATACTTAAATAAATATCAAGATAATATGGATAATCATTGGGGCTTTCTTAATGCAGCTACCGATGTGTTGTGGCATACAGAAAAACCTACTGTTGCTAGTTTTCAACAAAATCAATATATAACCGACTCATTGCTGGAAGGTGTGAGGTTATAGTAGGAGGAAACAACGAAAAGAGAGGGAGGGTTCCTTTCTTCCCTCTCTCTCTAAATTAAGGAGACTTATGAGATACAAGAAAATGACTAGAAAAGAAATTGAATCAGAGTTAAAAAATATAAATCAATTATGCAGTTATATGCATCACGAATTACAAGATGTAAAACATTTAAATTTAACTTTAAGTAAAGTAGTAGATTCTTTTATTAAGTTTAGTGGTAAAGAAGATAAGTTTATGGAATACATAAAAAAGAAAGCTGAGGAGGCTAAAAGTGAGCAAGGTAAGCAAAAAACAACTAAATCAAAATCGAAAAAATTACAAAAGAAGACAAGAATTAATAAATAAAGCAAGTAACGATGGTCAATGCTGGTGGGTAAAGCAATATTTAATAGCAGCAGAAGGTCATAAAAGAAAATACTGATTATTGTTTAAAGTAGAGTGGAGAGATGTAATCGCGAGAGCATCCAAGGGCAGATTGCATTGGCCTATTCATTAGCCAAATTCCTTATGGAGGTCCTTTTTGACACTCTACTTTTATTTTTAATAAAATTTTCTTATATTATTATGTAAGAAAAAGGAGATTTATGAAATCTAGTAAAAAAGAAACTAAAAAAGTAACTGGCAAAGATGCTATTGGTGAGGATAAAAAGGCTTTTAAAGAAGTTTTTTTAGAAGAAACCACTAGAATTAGAGTTAAATTTGGAATTATAGAAACTAAACTTAAAGAATTGTCAAATGAAATATCTAAGATAAATTCAAGGTTAGGTTTATGAAATTTATATCTAAAAAATATATAAGAAATGCATTTAAAGTTGCAGGACTACAAATTAATGAAGAATCTGTTGATAAAATATCAGAATCTTTTAAAATTAAAGTGGGTAGCCTTACATTAATATCTAAAGACTTAGGTTATAAAAGAATAACTGAAGATAAAGTGGAAATAATACTAGGAGAATACGATGCATCCTAAAAGAAAAATGTCTGTAGAGGAAAAAGCAAGAAATATCATTACTTTTGCTAGGTCTGTAAACGAAAATAACGTTGAAAAAGTTGTAAAAGCTTTATTAAATTTAATAGAGGAGCAGACCAATGAAAACCTCATCAAAAAAGGGCAAAGGAAGAAGATTACAGAATTTCGTCAGAGATAAACTCTACGAATACTTCCCCTCTCTTAGAACAGGAGATATAAAATCTGCTGTAATGGGAGAATCTGGAGAAGATATAAAACTATCTCCAGCTGCAGAAGATTTAATTCATTTTAGTTTTGAATGTAAAAATCAAGAAAGACTAAATATATGGGAATCTTTACTACAAGCAGAAACTAACAGTAACAACAGAACTCCTGTAGTTGTATTTAAACGGAATAGGTCTAAAACCTACATAGCGTTTGAATTTGAGGAGTTTTTAACTTTAATAGGAGATAATAGTGTCAGAAAAAAAAGAGAAGAATAAGAACAGTTTAGATAGATTAATGACGGATTCAATGGAAATCCCAACAAAGAGCGGAAAGATGATTATAGCAAGACAATTTGACCCTGTAATCTTAACACAATTTATACAAATTTTAATAGAAAAATCAGGTAGTTTTGAATCTTTAAATAAACAAGATAAAGAAGATATAGAATTAGCTGTAAGTTTAATTTATCCTGAAGCAGGAAAAGCACTTGCTTAGTATAAGTATATATATATTATTAATAGGCTTAAGCATAGTTGAACCAACCATAGGATTTACATTACTATTTTCGTACATATTAGCAAGATTTGTTTATGTACTTTTTGGTGGCTAAATATCTTCATCCAATAAATTTTTAAGAGAAGCTTTAGTATTATGCTGAATAAATCTACCAGGTCCAGTTTGTCCACCTAATACTGGAGAAAATGTATCTACAGTTTTATCAATTGCTTTTCTTTCATTTTCAGTAGTAGCATACATTATAGACATCAATGCATCCCATCCTTTCATAGGTAAGAATCCTAAGAATGACATTCTAAGAAAATACGTTAATGTAAACTCAAAGTCTTCATCGTCCCAATCTCCCATCATAGCCATTTTAGCAGCTAAGGTAAACGGAAACATCATTAAAGAAAATAAATCAGACCTTAATGCTTTTGTTGCACTCATACCAAGTATACTTTTACTACCAAATGCATATGCTCTTAAACTAGATAAGCCTGGAATAGGTAATCCAAATAACATTAAATCCCAAAACATTGTCATACCACCTTGAACAAAAAACCAAGTTCTAAATTGTGCTAAAGCAGGATTTTTTTCTCTTAAAGTTTGTTGGTCTATTCTAGGGTCCATCATTTCTTTTACCATTCTAGCAATTGCTTTTGCACTAAACTTTTGATTAGTAATATCAGAAAAATCTTTAAAGCTATAATAAGCCTCTTGTATAGTTCTTATATCTCTACCAAACTTTTGTTGAGACCAGTATTTAAATTTACCCATCAAGTTACCTAAACCATTATAATTAAATTGTCCTGTATCTTGTGTAGATAAACCAAAATTAGTAAAATTAGAAAAATCTTTACCCCATGTAATAACATCTGCAATATAATCAGAATCTTGATACTCATACCATTGTATGTCTGTGCCTCCTAACAACTGGTTTGCTCTGTGAGCCCTATTGGCTCCTATAACAAAAGAAATACTTCTTATATAAGATTCTGTATCTCCCATAGTAAGTCCAAATTTCTTAATAGTATCAGCATACCAAGTTAATACTTCTTCACCTAAATTTAATGTTCTGTTTTTTATAGCTTCTAATACAGAATTTTTACTAAGTAATTTTCTTAAAGGCCCTGTCCCTTTTCGTAAAACAGATGTAAATTCTACTTCTTTATTTATTGCATATTGAACAAGTGCATGTGCTATATCTCTTCTCCTGTTTTTCTTAAGTTGTTTTTTTCTTGATTCATAAACATCTAAAGCTTCTTCAGGTTTTCTTTTCTTTTCATTAATTATTAAATTGTTAGCATCAATAAAAGTGCTAGATTGTTTTAAAAGTTCATTTATAGTTTCTGACATTTCAATTTCAGCATCTGCTATTTCCTGTCTAGTGCCATTTAATTTTTTTGAATGGTAAACTATCATTGCTGCTATAATATTTGCATGTATATCTCTTTCAATAGCGGCTTGTGCTATACCATTTACCATAGACTGACTAAAAAATTCATTAAAATTTACAAGTCCTGATTCTTCAATTATTTGTCTTATTCTTTCACCTACAGTAACATTAGAATATTGAACCTGACCATCTTTTACTACTACATTACCATTTTCATCTCTAAGAGGTAATAGTTTAGTAGATTTATATAAATTAGTAGCCTCTTTCATTTGGTCCCAACCATAATCTATAATGTTTTGAAATTGTCCACTGTAGTTTGTTATAGCAGACCCTGCTCCACCTAAATACATACCTGTTAAAGAACTGGCTATGGTTCTTAAAGTCATTTGTAATTGTTGTGGTGTTCTTTTTACTTCTTTACCCCAAAATTTAAGACCATAAAATCCATTTACTTTTTTAGTAAAACTTTCCATTGTTATATTCATAGGACCTTTTAAATCAGGTGATGCAAATGGTACTTTATATAAATTAGTAGCAACCTCCATAACAACTTCTCTATGGTCATTATCTATTTTACCACCTAAAACTCCCTGATTTAATAATCTGTATGTTTTAACTAAAGAAGCAGTAAGGTTATTTCTTTCTAAAGTTCCCATCATATTTTTTAAATAATCATAATAGACACCATCATCTCTTCTAGAATTTCTTATATCATAAGCGCCTGAAATACGTTTAAAATATTTGTTTTGCCCAGCTAAAGGTATAGTTACACCTAATTGTGCATCTTCTGTTACAACACCAGCCATATCTTGTCTTATTTTAGTTGCAGATTCTAATCTTGATGCTAAATTTTTAATATGTGCTTTTGCTGCCTTTTGCCTATCTTTTGTAAAACTTCTCCAAAAAGTATCATTTTTAGGGTCTGGTATATAAGTTCCTTTTTCTTCATCATATACCAATCCTACAGATTCAGTAAATTCATTTAATTCATTTTCTGTTGTAGCAATTAAATCACCTAACATAGTTTGAAAAGCTTCATAATCATATAAAGAAGGAAAGTGATTAGCCATAAAAGATTCTCTTTCAACTTTATCTAAATAAACTTTAGCAGCATTAGGTATTGTAAGTTCTTCTGCTATATTCATTCCAAAAACTGCTTTTAATCCTTCAATTAAATTTAAATCTTCTTGTGTAACTTCAATTTCAGCCCATTCTTCATCTACTTTTCTTCTAATTATATTTTGTTCATCAACTTCAAATTCTTTAAAAAACAAATACCTTAATTCTTCATTTGTAAACTTTCCATTAAACATTTGATATAATTCATTTAAAAGATTATTAGTTGTTTTAGGTAAATGGTGAGCCATATATTTATGTGCATGGTTATCTATTTTTCTTGCTTCTACAACCATTTGTTTTATTTCTGTTAATTGTTCTGTAGAAAACCCTACATACCAACTACCTTCTATTCCATTAGGAGGAACAAAATCATACAATTTAATAAGGTTTTGAAATTTTCTTACTCTGGTATTATCTGGATGTCTAACAAAAGTTTTAAATCCATTTTCTGCAGTTGCTTTTTCGTCTAATATATCACCATAATCTTTAAAAATATATAATTCATCTTCTTCTAAAAGCATATGCTCACTAGGATTTTTTTTATAATCTTCTTCTGTAACTTGACGACCATCTGATATAGCTACATAAGTTTTTCCATCACCTATTTTCATCCAACCTTTCATAAGCCCATGAAATATAGTTTGAACTCTATTGTTTGTAGTTGGAGTGTTAACTTCTGGTATAAGAGTATTGCCCCATTCATCTTTTAAGTCTCTTCTAGATAATGCTTTCAATATATTGTTTATTTCTGTCATAGATAATTGAACTTTATCTCTTTTCTCATCCCAATCTTTACCCATTATTTTTTTCATTTCAGCATTTAATATATTTACATCAGTAAGAAACATATTTATTCTAGTAGCAATATTATCTGCATAAGTACTAGTTGCTTTTGTAATTTCATTAAATCCACCACTTTTGTCTTGATACCTTAATTGTTTAGGAGTTTTTAACTGTACCATAATACCGCCAAAATTACCAAACATACCGCCTTTTGCAACAGAGTAAACAATAGCTAAAGATTTTTGATATATAATATTTAAAGTAGGAGTTTCCATTTCTTGTAAATTATCTATTCTGTGCACATCTTGATATTCATCAGGGATTTGTTTTAAAAGATTTTCTAAAGCTAGTATTCGTGTTTGGTAATGCTCAACTTCATCTGGGTTTTGTTTGTATTTTTCTATAAGCATTTCATATTCTTTAATATTATCTAAAATCATCTGCATAGGGTCTTCTAAAAAAGCTGCTTTGCTTTCTATAGCTTTATTATATATTTCTTTTAATTCTTTTTTTGAAAATGAAGTATTTGATTTTTCTTGATAGTCTATATAATCTTCAAGTGTCATATTATTAAGAATAATATCATATGCATCTGTAGCTAAAAGATTTTCTAAAGTAGTTCTGTCTGCTTGTGCAAAATCAAACTGACCTGTAAAAATTTTAGTGTGTACTGGAACTATTGCTCCAGAATATTTAGTTTCTCCAATTCTTCTTCTAATTAAACCATGAACCATAGGTATAATAGCACGATTAGCATCTAATAAAGCCTGTATACTATGTACTAAAGCCATTTTTTTAGCAACAGGTCCTGTCCCATACATTTCTCTAAAAACTTCTTCTAATTGTTCTGCAGATACTTCAGCACCTAATCCAAATTTTGATTCTAACATTTTATTTAAAAGAACATTATTATCAACAATTGGCATTGATATGTCGTGTTTTTCTTGCTTAAGGTTATCATTTTCAACAATAACTTCTGCATTATTATTCTCTACACTACAATTGTTTGACATTATCGCCTCCTAACGACATTTAAATACATCACTAAGTTTGTTAAACTTTGTATTTCTAGTTAAAATCAATGGTTTTAATCTATTTTCATTAGCAAATTTATTATATACAGGAAAATAATCTTTTTCAAAAAATCTAAAATCTAAAAGACTTGCTTCAGCAGGATTCTTACTAATAGCAGGTAATACTGAAGGAGCATTTGGCGTATAATTACCTCTATCAACACCTTTAGTTCCAGCTAAATTTAAAAATCTTGTCATAAAATATGTAGTTGCTGCAAACTTAGCAGTGTTTGATAATTTTTTAAACATAGGCCAATATTCTTTAATGTGGTCTTGTAATAGTTCATGCCTATCTTGTGTTTGTATACCTATTTTTTTAATATTGTTAATTATAGTATAAAATCTACTACCCATAGCTAAAGCGTATCCTTCACCTTTTTTAATTTCAGAATCAATCCAAGCGTCATTTTCAACATCTTGATTATCTTGTCTAACGTATTCATTTAATAAACTTTGTTGTTTAGTTTCTATTGCAGTCATTGCTGCTGAATGAGCGTTATCGTGTAATGTTTCATTTATTTTGATAGGAGATATATCTTTAGCGTTAATATTCATATCTCTAGCGTGTCCCATTTCTTCAAATATTCTACCAGGAGCAGTTACTAACGCTTCTAATACAGTGATAGGTGCACCATTGCTAGTTTTATGTTTAGTGTCTTTTAAATTAATTTTAATAGGAACATGCTCTTTTTTTAGTGATTCAGCAAGTTCTTGTTCATTTATTCCTGACTCTTCTAAAAGTTTATTTAATGAAGTTATTTGTAAATCATTTAAAAAACCTTCCATATCTTTAATGAACTCTAATTGTTGTAAGCTCGTTTGCAAGTAATCAGATGTACCTAATTTTTTATATTCTTTGTTTCTACCGTCTCTTAATCTACCATTTATTTTAATAATTTTAATCATATTATCTAAACTCATAAACATTTCCCAAGTAATAGGGTCTCCTTTTTTAAGAGTTTCATCTGTACCTATACTAAAATCGCTATCTTCAGCAACTTCAAATAATGTAGAAAATAACCTTCTTTGCCCTGTCATACCTGATTCTGCTAATACCTCATCTGAATATCCCCATTCATATAACAAATTGTATTTTGAGTTATCTACTGCTGCTTGCAAATAAATTCTTAAATAATCAGAAACAGTCCCTTCCCATGCTCCTTTTTTTCCTTTATAAGTAGCAACATCAAATTTAATCATATCTTCTGGTTGTTTTAATTTTATTTTTACGGTTTTTTTATCTCCAGTAGAATCTGGAATTGTAAATTCTAAAGTTTCAACTTTTTGAACTAAGGTACTATAAACACTTTGAACATTTGCTATTTCACCTATTGCTTTTGCCCCAGCAGAAAAAGCAACAATCAATTTAACTCTATCAACAACATTAGTTAAATCATAAGGTTTTTTACCTTCTTGTAAGAAATCATCTAAATTTATATTCCCTATATTTGCTTTTTCAAACATATTAACCCAAGCTTTAGTAATAGTGTCGTTTTCTGAATTGTCTCCAAGCAATTCAACATGAACTTCATCACCATCTTGGTCACCCTCAAATCTACCTTTAACATCTATATAATTCATAACAGCTAACGCTCTTCTGCTGTGTAAATTAGCAACTGTTAGCATAGCGGAACTTCCTAAGTGAGAAGAAGGGTATCTTGTAACAAGAACTTTAATAGGTTTACCATCCTCTATTCTTTCTTGTAACCAATCATTTATATCAGAAATAGATAATTTGTTTAAGTTTTCTTTATCTGTAGACAAATCATTAGCCTCAGCATATAATTTTTTAATATCAACTGCATTTTGAACTGAAAGGCTTATTTGACCTTCTTCCAATAAACCAGATTCATCCATATCTATATCATAAATAGAACCTGTAGAATAACTCATTTCAATTTCAGGCATTATTTTTTTAGTCATTAATAAAACATCTGTCATAGGAGATATAGAAGTATGAACACCTGCTCCTAATTTTGCTAGTTCTACAGCGTGAGGAATAAAAGATGGTGCATCTTTACCTGAAAATGTTTTTAAGAATTTTAATATTTTTTTAGATTGATAATTAGGGTCTTTTGCTAATTGCTCTTCAGTAATTGAACCTAACAAAAATGCTTGTCTTAATCCTTTTTCTAATTTAGGTAAATAATTATCAAACCAAGCATCTATAACATCTTGGTCATAAATATGATTGTAAGGTTGAGCAGCATGTTTTACATTCTCTTTACTATGCTCATCAAATTTTATAAACCCTATAGCTTGACCAGGAATCATCATAGAATTTCCATTACTTGTCATAAGTCCATTATTAGTAGATTTACCACCTTTAACTTCTGCTCCTACTTTCATTTCATCTTCCGTTACTAACATATGCACATCATTTCCATTTGCATCTGTTATATTCCTATCATTATCAATTCTATATAATACATTGCCTTGTAAATCAGTAATTTCCCAATTTCTTCTAGGTAACATATGTTGATGCTTTACCATAATAGATTTATTTTTTTTCTTATAATAAATAACAGTCTTTGCTTTAGCAGTAGTTTTTCTTAAGCCATGATGCTCTAAAAACAAATCAAATGTTGCTTGTGATGTTATTGTTTTACCATCACCAATATATGTAGATTTAGGCAATCCTTTTGATTTTACAGGAGAATGAGAAGGAAATGTTCTTTGTCTTTCCCCATTTACAACAACATCCGTTTCAACACCTCTAAACAAAACTTCTTCAGGGTTAAATCTTTCGACCCTAATGGAGGGCATAGTTGGGCTTATAGTGACTGGCGTAAATGGGATTTTTAACCTGTCATAAACATTATTCCCTCCTTTAAGGTCGTTTAAATATCCTGGGTATACATCATTAACAGCACGAAATACAGCTATTTCTCTAGCTCTGTCATATTCTTTACCTTTCATTAAATTTTTAACTTTAGTAGCAACATCTACTTTAATACTACCGTCATCATTTAAATCGTGTGTTAAATACCCTTTTTCAATTTGTTCATTCCAAAACTCTAATGCTTTTTTTGTAGAACCTAATGCTAAATCGTTATTTGTTACTTTAACAATTGCTATATTTCCACTATCAGATTTAGAAAATGCAATTGCATACCCTAATCTTTTTAATCCTATTGCTAAACTAACTATATTACTTTCACTTAATGCATTAAATGGTTTATTAAATACTTTAACAGGAACTTGACCATCAGGCCCATCTTCCATTACGGTACGCCATTTACCTTTATCATCTTTATATCTTTTGTCTTCATACATAAACATATCATCTTGAGATAGCCATAAAACATCAGTATCTTGATTTACTTTAAAATATTTAGCAAGAGTTGTTTTCTCTCTTGAGACATTAGTATCTCCAGTAGAAGGATTAGTGTCAGTTTTGTAACGTATCATTAATTTTCCAATATCTGAACCTAAATCAAATACTTTTCTCCAACCTTCAGGAGTTTCAATCCATTGTGGCTCCATTAAAATTTCAAGATTACTTTTTTCATTTCTTACAGGAATTTTACCTTCTATATTTCTAGGGTCAAATTTATTAGGAGAATCTATTATTTGAGAATTAGTTCTAACAGATGAAAATATTCTATTATAAGTTTTAATCATATCAGATTGTTGATATGGGGTTAAAGTAGAATACCTTTTTCTTATAATATTTTTAAGAACATGTTTAATCCATGCATCTCTTCTATTCATTGGAGTGTCTTCCATTTCAACAAAAAATACTTTTTCTAAATAATCAAAAGGTTTACTTTGAAAGTCTTTAGCGGAAAGATATATATCATCTATTTGCTTTTTAGTTAACACAACCATAAATGTAGTTTCTAATGCTAATTCATTTTTGGTAGCAAGTTCTTCGTTAGTAGCTAATTTATAAGCAAGGTCTTGGTTTAAGAAATCTATTTCATTTATATAATTAATATTTTCATTATGTATATCTTCATCATTTAATACGTAATTATCTTTATTTAATAAATCATTAACTTGTTCTCCAAAGGCTCTTATATCATCATCAAATTTATTTTCCCACCAATTTTGAAAAGATTTAGAAGCCCAAGTTGGTAAAGATTCAAACATGCTTGTAGCAAAGTCAAAAGGATTTACTAATCTAGGAGCAGATTTACCTTCTTGCTTTCTAGCAAAGTCTTTTAAATTTCTATACATCGATTCAAATATACCTTCTAATTCTATTTGAGCTTCTGTTCTTACACCTAAACCTTCAATTTCCATTCTTTTTAAAACCTGGTCCATTAACTGTTCTTCTGTTATAGGTAAAGTTTGTTCTAATATTTCTTTTTTAACTTCTTTTTTAAATCTTTCAAATGGTATTTTTTCAAATTTTTCTATATCATTTACAGTAATTTCGTATTCCAAATGCTGTCTCAAGCCTTCTTCTTCTAACTTTTCTTCAACCCCTCTTCTTAATCTTTTTAGCTCTTCTATTCTTATTGCTTTTATAAAATATTCTTGTTTTGCTAAATCATTATTAGGCTTCCCAGTATCAACATCAGGTGCAAAACCTTTTTCATCTCGTTGTTGTCTATAAGCTCTAGTTAAATGCTCAAGAATAATTGGTAAAATTCGCCTCTCTTTAAGTCCAGAAGTTTTAATCCATTCTTTTAGAGCTCGAATTTCTAATTTACTTTTTTCAGAATCTTTAACACCTGAAACATTAGTCTGTAATCCATTTATGCCAGGATAATTCCAGCCAGTTCTGTAAAATGCATTCAGTATATTAAATTCAGTAGTACTTTTAAAATCAGGTACATCACCTATACGAGCTTGGATACGCTTTAGTTCACTATCATATTCTGCAAAACTTTTCTGAAAGGCGGCAGTATAGTCGAATGATTTTTTTACACTTAAACCATATTTTTCTTGATTTTCAGTTAAGACATCTTCACCTACTTCTAATGTATTTAATGTTTGTTCAGATAATATTATTTTATATCTACCATCATTATTTATAATCATAGATGTTATATCTTCTAATGTAGTATTTTCATTTAAATTTCTTGCATATATATCCTCATTACTACTTGTTCCAAACAATCTTTCTTTTAACCATTTCCAAAATTTCTTTAATGCTTTAACAATACTGTTATTACTATCATTTTCTTCGTATTGATTTCTTGCAATATCTTCTAACTTGTGTGCTAATAATTCTTCTTCTTGTACTAATACACTTTTGTCGCTATATTTTTCTTGTATTGCCTCCCAAAGTTTAGGGTCATTTTTTTTCACATTTTTAACAAGACTGTCAAATAGGCCTCTATTTTCTAACTTAAGGTCTAGTATGAATGGATGAGAAAACTCGTGAAATGGGGCTGTTACGTCAAAAATATCGCTATTTACATAGACTGTATTGCCTGTAATCCACGCTACTTCATCTTCTCTGCCTTTTGGAGCGTTTTCTTTATTAACTATTTGATATTTTACTTTTTTATTAAAAGTATTAAATAACTTATCTAATCTAGATTTAATTAATTCTTCTTTATTTTCAACATCATTTGGCTTAGGTAATTCAACTAACTTTCTTTTTTCTCTACTAAATTCCGATAAAATAGTTATAGCGTCTTTATTAAAGATAAAGTAATCATCTAAACCAGCTCTTGTTTTTTCATACCTTAGCCATTTTTCACTATACTTCACATTAAGAATATCATATCCTTGAGCTTTAGCTTCAGCTATAATATTATGAAGGGGTATACCTTCCATCTTAGCATATTCATCTGATTTCCTGTAATTTTCGTAACTGCCAAATCGTCTTATGTAATCTTTTTCTAAAATATCATCCCATTTTTCTTTACTATCAATAACAAGAATTTTAGCATCATCTTTTATGAGTGCTTCAATAGAAGGTATTTTTCTACCTCCTTGCCGAATTTTAGATGTAATAGGAGTACTCTCTATATCTACATCACCCTTACCTTCACCAACAAAAACATTACCCCACATATTCTCATCCGTAGTAAAATAAAGAACATCCATACCTTCGCCAAACTTTCTAATTGGACCGCCTTCTGACAACCCAAACAAAGGAGCTAAAGATGTATCAAAACCTTCTGTTAATATTTTGTTAATATTTTCTTTTTCAGTAAAATGTTTAATAATTAAAGGTTGTGTAGGTGCTTCAGAAAAGTTTGTTTTACGGAAAGTTAAACTTACTCTTTTTGTTTTAGATGGTCCTACACCATGATAATATGTATCTTGAAAATTGCCTGCAGGAAATTCATATATATGCCCATCTTTTACTTCATGTCTTTCAACTGTTTTGTTATTAAATTTTATTTCAATTATAGATGTACCACCTAAAGATAAAGTTCCAACCGAACCTATACTTCCATCATTTAATCTTAATATTTCTTCATTATCTTGGTGAGCAGCTAACTCTATACCTGGTTCATAAATGTTTATAAGAACACTATCGTAATAACCTCTAGGTTTCTCTAATGAATCTTCAACTGCATTTTTTAAGTTTTCAATTACAGGAGGCATTTCTTTTGCTTTATGTTTTGAGCCTGTATATTCATAATCTACAGGTCCAAACCAAGCAGCGGTATGCCCACCTTTTTTAGTTATAGATACTTCACCTTTATCTTTTAATTTTTCAACTTCAATAATAACATTTTCTTCAGCATTATCTAATGCAGTATCACTATAATCATCTATTCTAACTACACCAAGCTTACTAACTCTTTTTAATGAAGGTTTAGCTTTTGCTTTTTTAGCTTTTTCTTCTTTAGCTTTTTTTCTTCTAGCCTTCTCAGCATTTAATGCTTTTAAATCAGTTTTAGCAATATTTTCTTTACTATTTTCTTTTTCTTTTATAAGTTTTTCTAATTTAGGATTAGATAACCTAGATACTATAGACTTTTCAGATTGAATATAATAATTAGAATCTTCAGGATTGTCAGATACTTTAGTTTTTTTCTTTTTACTCCTTCTTCTTGTTAATTCATTTTGAATTGCCTCAGCTTCTCTCTCATGCAGTTGATATAAATCAGGCTGTGCTTTATTACCTTTAGTTTCTTTTGCAGCCTTTAATTTTCTTTTAAGCAAAGTATTTAGTTGACCTGTAGTCATATTACTAACTTTAGGACTATCTTTAACAGTTTCTAATTTATAATTTTCACTTTTAGGGTCTTGTTTGCTTAATGCTTCACCTGTGTATAAAACCTCTTTTCCTGAATTAGGGTCTTCATATTTAAATGAATCTTCGCTTTCTTTAGCAGTAACTTTTACTTTAACAGGCCTACCAACACTAGTATATAATGTAGTTTCTTCCCCAACCTCAATAGCCTTCTTTTCTTTTTCAACAGTTTTCCCTTGAAGTATTGATAATGTTTCTTGTTTCTCTTCTTCAGTTGCTTCTTTTTCTTCTGTTCTATCTTCTATTTTAGGTGTAGTTTCAGTATCAGGACCAACCTCAGGACTAACTTCAGGTCCAGTATCAGTAGGAGCTTCATTGGCAGTTTGGTCAAATATTTCTTGAGGAATATTTTTTGTAATTCTTTCTCTAGCCTCAAGATAGTTAGGTGCATCTTGGTATCTTTCATCAAATTTTTCTAAAACTTCTTCTGGTGTAAAATCTGAATTTTCCCAATACTCAGGATTGTTTTCTAATTCATTAGCAAGTATATCAGGATTTTCATTTAACCCTTCTTTTGTTAAACTTTCTAAATCAGCATCTGCTTCTTGATTATTATTGTATTTTTTAGATGTATCAACACCCATATGTGAATCAACTGCTAATACTGTTTTACTATGAACTCTTTTACCAGTATTAATAACTGTATTATTACTTACATTAGCTTTTTTCTTTATATCTTCTTCGTCTTTTTGGTTTTGCTCAGCCTCAATATCTCCAGTCATTATTTTTCTTTGTTCTATTGTATGTTGAACAACATTGCTTTTAATAATTTTATCTATACCACCATAATCAAGCGACCAATTATATACAGTTTCTAAATAGTTTTCAGAATTATGTTTAGCATTAATTGCATCACTTTTTTTGTCAAAATTTGTTTTGTGATATATTTTACCATCTTTACCAAGAATTTGAACTTGATATACTTCTTTTCCATCCTCTTCTATTTTTTCAATATTAACAGAGCCATCAAGAACAGACCTGTAATCATATACATCAAGCATTCTAAACATATCTTGATATGCTTTATTTAATATTTTAGATGTATTATAAGCGTCTCTATATCTATTAAATTTTGTAGGTATTTTCTTACCAGTTTCAGGATGTAATATGTATCCTACTGCAGTTTCTCCACCTCGAACATCCATATGGTCCATTTGAGTTTTTTCTGAAACCCAATTTTTGTCATTGTCGTAATAATTATTATATTGCATAATAATAAAATCGCCATTTTCATCTTTTTCTACTTTAGTAAAAGTTCCTTCTCTATATTTCGCATTAAAACCTTCCAATAAATTAGATATTCTTTGAGTTCCTCTAACAGTTTGAGAAATAGTGCTACCACCACCTAACATTAATGCACCTAAAAATCCTCCTGTAAATTCTTGAGCAACTGTTTCCCAATCCCTATGATAACCTTCTCTCCTCCAATGCCATGCAGCATGCGCTTCTCCACTCATTCCTTGTATAATTTCTTCTATACCTTCAGTAGTTCCCATAATAGCAAGTTTAGAAAGATTGTATCCCATTTTTTGTAAAGTTCCTTCACTAAACTTTCTTTTAGAAGTAGATATTACACGTCTTCCCCACTTGTTATATTTTTCAATCATATTACCAAAGAATGTTAACCCTTTTTTATCAAGCATATGAGATGTCATATAGTTTCTACCCATTGCAACAGATGTAAATATTCTTGATTCTAAATTTTCTACTATAGCAGCAAAAGCTCCGTGACTTATTGAAGATAATGCAAGCATATCTGCAGCATCTCTATAATCCATGCCTTTTTCATAAAACTTATTGCCTACTTTTTTGTAATTATTTTCAACTTGATGATTAAATAAAGATTCTAATGTAAAAGTTTTTCCTGTTTCGTAATCAAAATAAGTATCAGATTCAGAAAAATAATCGTTTTTTAAATTTTCTTTTAACTCTAATAAATCGTTTCTATATTGTTGTGGAGTTATTTCTCTATCATTAGTTAAATACTCCATTCCTTCTTCATAATGAGCAGTACCTTCCATAAAAAAGCCACCAAAAGTATTACCCCATA